TGTGCCTCTTTCTTGTCGGGCCTGTCTTCGGTATCCTCTACCGATTTGGCACCGGTGACGCTCGCCCGTGGCCGTGGGTGTACGACATCTTCCGCGACCTCTCCTTCATGGCTTCTATCATGGCCGCCTCGTTACTCGACAACACGCTAACCAAGCCGGGAGGATACCCGTTTGGCAGTCAGACTATCTCGGCCGTCGTGGGAGTCAATATGGTGGGTGGCACCCTCTCGCCTTTGGGTAAGAAGCTGCAAGAGCTCCTCGACTACATCGACCCCGACCACTGTCTTAAAGCATACAACAACATCCAAACCCCATAACTCATGGAATTCTTTACAACGCACTGGGCAGAAATCGCCCTCGCTGTCATCACCGCCGCAGGCACGATCACGGCACTGACCGAAACCGAGAAAGACGACAACATCGTCGACCTGCTTAAGCGCATCATCAACGCTGTAGTTCTCGGACGTAGCAAGAAATGAACCTCGCAGACTTCGAGAAGGTACTGGGGCGGTTTGCGGAAGACGTAAACAACGCCGCCAAGCGTGAGCTAGGCTCCCGTAGGATAGGCAAAAACCGCTCCTATGGCGTAGCCTCGCGCTCCCTTCAGAAGTCTTTGAAGTATCAGATTAAGGGGGGGAGGGTCTCTTTCGGCTCTCCCCTGCCTTATGCCGCCTTCCTCCATTGGGGCGTCAACGGCACACGCAAGAATCAGAACGCGCCCTACTCCTTCCGCTCCAAGCAGCCACCCTCCGGGCCTATCATCGAATGGATGCGGGCCAAGCCCGTACGCCTACGCGACAAGGATGGCAAGTTCATTAAGCAGACCGAGAGCAGGCTCAAGAGTGCCGCCTTCCTCATCGCCCGATCTATCAAGCGCAAGGGTATAGTAGGGCTTCGCTACTACTCGGTGGCCCTGGAAAGCATCGTTCCCCAATACCGCGACGAGCTCGGCGAAGCCCTCGCCCAAGACCTGCTCAAGTCCTTGTCCTTCACCTCTGGCAACATCACCGTAAGACCAAAATAATGGCTTTTGTAATTAGTACCACCATCACGGCATCTACCGAAGCACCCTACGAAGAGAGGCAGGTAGCCCCGCTCTATTGGTCAGATAATGCCGTGACCATCGACACGTGGCTCGTAGAGGTGTATCCCCTTAATATGGACGGCACTCTGGGAGCCAAAATCGCGCAGGCTTACGTCAATATTCTGAACTCATCGACCAATGCAGGACGTATTGATATGAACGAGTGGGTGCAGTCTTTTACTATTGAGACGTTTGCGCCGTATCAGAAAGTCGGGGGAGGTGTGCAGCCTGCCGCCGAAGACATCAACTATATGTTTGGGGCTTTAGACGGCTTTCAGTTTCAAATTTATTCCGTGACGGGAGGCACAAAGAGCGCGGTGCAAGGGACGTACAACTACATCCCGGTGCGTATGGGTAAGAGAGAGAACTGGGCGTGGAACGACTGGGACTTCTCCGACTACTTTCCCGACGCCGCTACCAAGAAAGGGTGGATGACGGAGCGGGAGGTGGGTTCCTTGTCAAAAGTAAACTATGACTTCGCTGACGAGGACGAAGCTATCGCATCTCTTCTTCAGATGCAGAACGCCGACTACGTCTATAACGGAACCAACAACCTCAACGAGTCGGACTGGGTGAAGGTTACCTATTCCCTCTATTATGGGGGAGGATTGAAGGACACCCTCACCCTCAACTTGACGGTTCCTACAAATTGGAATGCCGCGCAGAGGAGCGTACCTATCGGCCCGGCTAATATCAAAGACAACGCGAACTGGGCGTTGGTCTACGACTGGGACGACGGGTGGGACTACTACGACGTGCAGCCTCTCGACTCGTCAAACCTAACCGTCGGACGCGCGATCAGGGTCTACAAAGATTGTCGGCCTATCAAGCACGCCCCCGCCCAGCTTTATTGGATAGGTGCCCGCGGAGGTGCCGAGTTCTTACGTTTCGACGGCAGGGTGAAGGACGTATACGACGTGTCGGGGCGCGACACTTACAAGATAAACAGGAACCTTGAGTCGCAAGTGAGCTATTCAACGCAGGGCAGTCAATTGTACTTACCTCAATATGTTTCTATGCCTTCGGTAGGTAAGCGGTCTTTCGTCTTGTCGGAAGACTTCTTCACCGATGCCGAGAGGGAGCTCTTCAAGTCGGCTGTTACGGCTCAATATATGATGGTGCGCTTTAAGGGACAATGGTACCCTTGCCGTATGAGGACGACAAGCTATACCCACGAGCAGGCGTCCTCGCGCCTTTTGCCTATCACGTGCGAGGTTGAGGTTACAATGGACCTGCTATGCTGAGGATATCTCTACAAAATACGGGGGGTACATATGTTACCGTCGCCACCTACGGCAACGAGCCGCTCAATTACGCGCTTCAATTTTCGGACATCGAAAATATCCAGACCAGCGTGGGTTCGTTTTCGCAGTCTTTTAAGCTGCCCCTCGACGATGAACTCAAGCAGCGGCTCGGCTTGGTCGATAAACCCGGATATATCGCTCAGGGGACGGACATCAGAGAGAACTCCACCCTCTTTTGGAAGAAGCGATACCCCGCAGCTTTGACATGGAGAAACATCCCCGTGGTGCACGGATATATCCAGTTTAAGGGGGTCACTACCACAGATACCCGCGTCGACGTAGAGGGCGTGTTCTTTGCCGAGCAGCTCAATATCGCCAAGCAGGTGGGAGACAAGATGCTCACCGACCTCGACCTGTCCGCCTACGATCACGAGCTCAATATCTCCAATATCCAGAACTCATGGCTGGGGTCTTTGTTCTCGGGCGACGTAAGGTACGGGTTAATCGACAAGGGCTTCAACTGGTCGCTGCCCGACAACCCCCCGTGGACAGATACCGACGGGATACAGCAGGGCGACTTGACCCCCTTCGTTCGGGCTCGGTCTTTGGTAGACCAGATATTCACGGACGCCGGACTCACCTACATCTCGGACTTTTTCGATACTACCGACTTTGGAAATATCTACCTCCCCGCCTATAACGGGACAGCGGCTATCAATACCGAAGACCTCGAAGACCAGACGGCTGCGGTAGGAGTAGACGGTGACCTTTCGGGGCCGTATGCGCTGAACGTGCTTTTGATGGTCGACACCATCGCAGGAGCGGTAGACGCTGCCGACAACTGGACCAACGCAGGAGGATACAAGTACACCTGTCCCTATACGGGATATTATGATATGCGCTTCTCGTGCAAGTGGGAGAAGAGCGACCCCGCCCACTTCGTAAAAATCTACCTCTACAAGAACGGCAGCTCTATCGCCACCCTCGTAGATACCACGCAGACGTCGGCCACGTACTCGGGCTTCCCCCGCTACCAGAGTTCGGGGGAGTTTGTATGGGACGCCGGGATATGGAGCGCGGGGGCTTCGGGAGGTGCTCTCAATAACACCTATGTCTTCGGGCAAGGCTTCCTCTTTGAGGCTGGCGACGAGATACAAATCTACCGACAGACAAGCGGCATCACTGCCAAAATCTACGGAGGCGGTGTCTATACCCCCTCGGTAGGTAACCCCTTTACGACGTCGCTGACTTTCGCCAACGTGAGCTCTCCGCTTTCTGGTAGCGACGTCAACCTCTCCGACAATATGCCGGAGCTGAAGCAGATAGACCTACTGCTCTCGCTTCAAAAGATGTTCAACCTCGTATTCATCCCGTCGGGTATCCCCGACCAACTCATCATCGAGCCGTGGGACGACTACTTCGCTACGGGCGACGAGGTAGACTGGACGGACAAGGTACACCGCGACAAGACTATCAGCCTCACCCCTACCACCGACCTACAAGCGCGGCAGTACCAGTGGACGTACCGCGAGGGGTTGGACTTCATTTCGGATGCGGTAGAGTCCTCACTCAACCGGGTCTATGGCGCACACCGCGTCCTTGATCCCGACAACGACTTCGCCACGGGAGAACAAAAGTTAGAAACCAAGCTCGGCAACTACATCGTTTCCCTCATCCCGGGCTCTTCCTTTCCTATCCACCGCAGCCTTCAGCAGGACGGGTCAGCTATAAACAACCCTCTTGCTATGCTCGCCTACTGGGGTGGCACGGTGACGACATTCGGGGAGTGGTATATGCGCAATGATTTGGGAGCTACCGTGGGGCCGTCTTCGCTGTTTCCTCTCTTCTCGCCCTACTCTTCCGACTACCCCACCCTCACGGATAACGACCTCAACTTTGGTATGGAGGCGAGCTTCATCCCGCAGGAGTGCAACCCTCTCAATACGCTTTATTACAAATACTGGAAGACATACGTCCGGGAGCTGTATTCCGAGGAGGCGCGTATTATGGAGTGTACGATAAATTTCTACCTCATCGACTTCCAGACGTTCAAGTGGAACACCAAGGTCTTCATCGACGACACGTGGTGGAGGGTCTTGAGCATCAACACCGACCTCAACGGAAACGGCACCGCCAAGGCCAGGCTCATGAAGGTGCTGCCCTCAAGTGCCGACTGCGCCGATACGCCTACCAGCTACGACGCCAAGCCCAACGTTATCTTCTTTAACGGGTCTACTATCGCCTCGCCCGACTTTGGATCGGAGGAGTGCTGCACCCGATACGGATATCGGTGGGTCGCTAATTCGGTAGCTATCGGAGGCGTCACGCCTTTGAACGTTTGCAAACCCAAAAACCAAGCAACCCAACCTCAATGAAAGACCCCCAGCATATTATGAGAGGCATCGACCTCTTACAGGCTTACAAGGTCAAAGCCCCGCTTCCGTGGTGGCTTGTGCCTTTGGACTACACCCTCGCGCTGGGATACCTCGCGGCCTTCTTTGGGGTCTGTGTCTTTCTCCTTAAA